GTGGGAAGATAGATGAGAGTGAAGAAAACATTGGTACTGTCTACATTCAGCGGGGTGGTTAGTTGAGTGCCATCGTAAACGATATTATCACAGAGCTAAAGTCTATTTGTTCAACCGTGTTGGGTGCAGAGTATCAACTAGTTCCGTTTATATTCGACGTATCTAAGAATGATTCAAGGCGTTCTGAAAAGGCATTCGGTGTTAGGTCTTTATCCGGCACACCATCAGAGAGTGTCACAAAGTATTACACGGTAGACCAGGGCTTTGAGATTGTCTTAGTTGATACTATTGCCAGAACAGCTGATGATTCTCAAAGAGAAGACGTGATCGGTGTGATGTACGATAAAGCAGATGAGATATTTAAAGAGATTGTGAACACAAAAATCAATTTAGCTGTGAATGTTTTGGTAGTGAATGGTCCTGAATTATCAGAGCCAGAATTCTACGATGAGAATAAGTTAGTGGTTCTACGGGTTGGTATCACTGCAAAATATAGAAATATACTTAATTAAAGGGAGGCCATAAATGGCAACAGGATTGATCAAAAAGAATAGTGTTATCGGCATTGAAGAAGAAGTAACAGAGGGAACGTATCTAGCACCCACAGCGGCGACTAGTTACATGCAGCCATTAGAAGATGGATTTTCTATCGCACCAGCTAGGGAACTTTTGGATCGAGCGATCCTAAACGCTTCCCCTGGAAAACCAACCCCGCGCCTTGGTATCAAGTCGGTAACTGCAGAATTGCCGGTAGAGTACAGGGCATCTGGTATTGAAGGTGGTGCACCTGATTTTGATAGTCTCCTAAAGAGTGCTCTAGGTGCTGTTCGTTCGGCTACCACGTCAACGTCTAAGACTGGTAACTCTGCTACACAGATTGAGATAGAAGATGCTGATATTTCCAAGTATGCAGTAGGAGATATTGTCTTGGTAAAAGAGGCTGGCGCTTGGGAGATGCGGCCTATCAGTGCCGTTGATCCTAGTGGTGGTGCTGCGAACATTCAATTCCCATTCGCATTAGAGAACGGTGCACCATCTGACAACGTGGTGATCGGTGCTTTTAGAACCTATCTAACTGCAGCTACCGGCCATGTTCCCTTATCTCTGTCCTACTACTGGGCAGATGAAATCAGGCAAGCCCTTTCAGGCGGTAAAGTTACCAGCATGTCGATTGATAACTTCACCACTGGACAAATTGGTAGCTTCAATTTCTCGGTTGAGGGGTTGAGTTATGAGGATGAGGTAGACGGATCGGCTGGGTTTACGCCTGTATATGATTCGGCGCTCCCACCGATTCTTCTAAAAGCGTGTGTGTACTACGATGGTGTAGTGAAAGAAGTGAACACGGTTTCGCTGTCTCTCTCTAACACCCTTGGATTTATCACCGACCTTTGTAGCCCTAATGGTAGAGTTAGCTCCCGCGTCACGGATCGTGAAATCACTGGATCTATCAACCCATATAAGGACGATACGACTACTGAATTCTTTGATGATTGGAACGACGGCACAGAATTTAGCTTATTCGTTTCTGCGTTCAATCCATCAGCTGTTGCTGGTGAGTTTGATCCTGGCTCGATTGTTAGCCTATGGCTGCCACAGTGCATCAACACTGAATTCAACACCGAAGATTTAGAGGGGATTCTTGTAGATGCATTGACCTTCCGGGCTACGCGTGGTGCAAATGGTGACCAAGAAGAACTATACATTGGAATGATTTAATTATGATCGTCTACCGAACTACAGATAAAATCCCGGTAAAAATGGGCGAGCACACTGTTTTGATTTCGCCGCTATCGCACGAACAGTATGCAGAGGTGACATCAAAGATGCGCTATGAGGGGGGACAGGTCGTTCAAGATCAGTCCTCCATGATAGCTGCAGCACTTCGCTTTTCTATCAAGGGGTTTAGCACTACTGCAGAAGTGACTTTTCATGATGGTAGAGATTTTGAATTAGAATGGGACGGGGATCTATTGTCTAAAGAATCACTTGATACGTTGTATCAGATTCTAGGAACAGGAACGATGGCAGTCATTGGTACAAACGTCACAGCTGGGACTATCAAAGATCTACCTATTGTTCAGACAAAGAGACAAGAAAAATCCGTACCAGTTAAAAAAAAACGTGCTTAGTCCCGTATCAGGTGCAGAGCCTATACGGATGCGTGATGCAGATATCAACGCTATCAGAGGATGAAATAGTGCAGCTGAAATCTACCCTACACGCATTGAACGATAAGCGGTTTATGTGCGGTGATTGTGTCAATTCACATGAAGGGGAACTACTACAAAAGAAACAAGCGCAGATGGCTTGTAAAGTAGATGCACATGAATACGGGCTACACACTATTCAAGACAGCAACAAGACGTTTCTCTTTAAACGCTGCATAGGTAACTACTTCAATCAGCATGTTTTGAGTTGGTTGAGTATCTATCGATCCTATGAGAAGGGTGCGCTCCCCTATTCAGGTGGTCACCAGGATCAACCGAACAAGGCGATGGATATCATCAGCCTAATAGAAGAATCAAAAAACATTGATCAGATAAAGAGAATGGAAGATCAGAAACGTAAAATGAGGTCAATGCCGCGTGGCCGATAACACAATCGACATTCGCATAGACGTTGAGGGAAACGCTAAAAACCAACTGAAGGTTTTAGGTGCTAGCGTAAACACGTTTGAAAAGAATACTACAAACTCCCTAAGCGTAGTAGGTGCTGCGTTTGCATCGTTTACCGGTAACCTAGCTGCAGCTGGTGTAGGTGCTGCGTTCAGGTTAGCTGCAAAGGGAGTGTCAGAGTTTGCTGGCATCTTAAAGCAAGGTGTTGCCTTAGCTCAGGTTCAAGAAGATGCAGTCAATAAACTAAACACCGCTCTAAAATTGAGTGGTCAATTTAGTACAGCGGCCAGTAAAGAGTTACAAGATTACGCCAGCGCATTGCAACAAACTACAAAGTTTGGCGATGAGGCGATCATTGAAACCGCTGCACTCATTCAATCCTTAGGACAGCTAGATAAAGAAGGTTTAAAAAAGGCCACTGCAGCAACACTAGACCTATCAGCTGCGCTAGGCATTGATCTAAACGCAGCGGCTCTACTTGTCGGTAAAGCTGCAGCTGGAGAGGTTAGCTCATTCAGTAGATACGGTTTAGTAATTAAAAAAGGTGCAGACAATGCAGAGACTTTTGCCACTGCATTAGACGCTATCAACAGAAAGTTCGGTGGTGCAGCTGCAGCACAGGCCGAAACATTTTCTGGAGTAGTGGATCAGCTTAACAACGCTTACGGGGACACGTTAGAAACGTTAGGAAAACTTGTTACAGAAAACAAGTTTTTTATAGAAGGTATTAAATTTGCTAAAGAAGAAATAGAAAAGCTTGATAATTTCTTAAAACAAAATTCAGAAACAATAAGGGTTTTTGTTAATGACGGGATTATCGGGTCAATAAAAGCTTTTAGGGCATTCATACCGATCATAGCTTCATCTGCCCTACTGTTTTTAAAATTAGGAAGGGCTGCACTAGTTGCAAAGGCCGGGTTTGATGCGACTGCAGCGGGATTAAAAGCAGTAGCAATTGCTACCGTTTCAAGGGGAAGAAACACAAAGTCTGTATCTCAATCCATTATTGACGCAGTAAAAGAAGAATCTGGAGCAATCGATGTTCTTACAAAGGGAATTGATGGCCTTGGTGGTGCATTTAAGGGCCTTGACTTACTGTCATTGAAAATAGTCAACAGACTTAAAGAAATAAAAACATCAACAAAGGCATTAGCGGAAGAGGATGGTCCATCACCATCAAAAACAAAACAAGGTGAGGTTGGATTAACTGACGAACAAATACAAAAAGAAATTGAACAACTAAAAAAGAGAGAGGCTGCACTAAGAACAATAGACGCAGAAGGAAACGCTGCAGAAATAGAAACTTTAAGAGCGCACCAGGAACTGCTTTCAACGGCACTTGAAGTTGGAAGTTTAAGAAGACTTGAGATCGAAGCAGGTTTTGTAGAATCAACAAAAAAACTAAGAGAATCAGAAGCGGCTGCACAGATACAAGCATTAGAAGAAATCGCAGAAGAAACATTTGTAAATGATCAGGCGCTTACAATATCTCTCCTAGAAGAATCACAGAGAAGAACAGAGGCACTGCGTGATTTAGATGCAGAGGCTAATGCAGTAGAAATAGAACTAGAGAAGGAACACCAACAAGCACTAATAAATGAGTTAGAAGTTGGCAGTACAGAGAGGCTTGCCAGGCAGGCTAAATTCAACAAAACAGAAATAGATAAATGTGAAGAGTTAAGAAAGAAAGAGTTAACTTGTGAACAAAGAAAGGCGCAAGCAAAAGTTAGTATATTGGCAAAAACATTTGGCGCACTAGCAAGCCTAACTCAAACAGGAAACAGGGAGTTGTTTCAAATAGGAAAAGCGGCTGCAATAAGTGAAGCAATAATCAACGGTATTGTTTCTGTAACCCAAGCAATTAGAACACCTCCAGGCCCACCGCTTACAATCCCCTTTGGAATAGCTGCGGGTGTTGCAGCTGCTGTTCAGGTACAAAAGATTGCCAGTCAACAGTTTCAAGCAGAGCGTGGATTGACAGAAGTTCCTGGCGGTTTCCCTAATGATTCATTTCCAGCGGCGCTAACCTCTGGAGAACGCGTTGTATCAGCTGAACAAAATAGGGATCTGAAACAATTTTTAGAATCAAATACAGGGTTGAGTTCCAGGATCGATGCACTTATTCAGTCTCAAATGGGATCGCGTCCTATTGTGGTTCAAGTTGATGGCTCTACAATTTTAGACGTTGTTCAGGAGCAGGTTGATTCTGGGAGGACGTTAAACCTATGAGTTTGAAGATCTCTACATTGTGGAACTTTGCTGATTCTGTACAGGCTACTGCATCTAGTGAGGCTATCGATCACCCAGCTAGTAACCTCCTGGTGCCTTCAAGGGCAAAGACTTGGAGATCGGATGGGCTGTTTGTAATCACTGCAGGCAGTAACGATAAGTTAGATTTCGATGATGGTGGTGGTGAATTCAACGCGTCATTGACGGCTGGCAAGTACAGTGTCAGTCAACTTGAAACTGAGATAAAAACTCAAATGGAGGTAGTCGGTGGTGAAACATATACGGTCACTTATAGTTATAGCACTGGGAAGTGGACTATCTCTAGCAGTGGCGGCACTTTCAATATTCTTTGGAGTAGTGGGACTAACAGCACTGATAGCGTTGGTACCGACATTGGCTTTGATGTATCTGTCGACGATAGCACTTCAACTTCTTATACAGGTGCGTCAATCGCTATTCACACAGAAGAATACGCAACGATCGACCTGGGCACCTGGGGGACCAATGCCGTTGATACAATTGCAGTATTCTTCGATCCCGAACTTGGACCTAAGTTCTCTCCACAGGCTCAACTAACAATAGAAGCAAACCAGACGCCTAACTTCACTGCGCCTGCCTTCAGTATGGCTGTTACGGTAGATGATGATTTCTCTGTTATCACTACATTCCTTGCTTCCAGTGAGAGCTATCGGTATTGGAGATTTAAGATAGTCGATCCAAAGAATCCAGATCTCTATGTAGAGCTACCAACTTTCCTGTTAGGGGAGTATTATTCCATCTCTCAAAACGCAGAGGTTGGGTTCAAAGAGACAATGACAGATCGAACAGATATCCAGACAAACGATTTCGGTAATGAATACTTCGACATACTCCCTATTCGTAGAAGGATGGATTTTAACTGGAAGCATTTAACAGAAAACGATAAACTTTTATTTAAGCAACTCTATTACTCACTAGGCCGCTCCAAGCCATTGATGATGGTGATCGATCCACAGGAGATGGTTTTTCAGAACAAAGATGATAGCGCAATCTACGCTAGAATAGATAACACCTACGAAACTGCACAGACAGCTTTCACCTACTTTGATTTCAGTATGACAGTCAGGGAGGTGTTCTGATGAAACTAGTAGTCTTTGAGTTGGGGTTAACTGGTAGTTTTGGAAACACACAATTAAGTCAACAGATACGAACGACTAAAGACGTACAGCTAGAGGCAATAAGGCCGCATTTGTATGTAGAGGATAACCCATCGGGTTCCCTTTTCATTGAGGTGCAGGATAACAATAATAAAACTATTGCGACTAGCAATGCTGTTACTGTTAGTTCTATTACTGGCGGCTCTACATACTTTCACGGCTACGTTAGGTTCGATATTTTAATTGGGTTAAGGGAGAGTGTTGCATATAATGTAGCCCTGAAATCTACTGGATACACGTATAGTCCAACTTCATTTGTTGGATGGGCCAATGATTTTGATTTAAGAAAAGCAATCGCAAGTGTTCCTAGCCCTGTTGGGGTTAGCTCCCCACTAGACATGGAGCTATGGGAACGTAAACAGGTTATGAGAGGATAGTGATACTAATGCGTATTCTTGATTTTTTAGATGGGTTTTTCTCTGAGAGTGTCCCGTCACAAGGCGCTGCAACAGCTAACGCACTGCCTACATTTGTAGACGATGCGGCGTATGTTACAGCAAAGGGATCGGCTGCAGCTGCAGGGGATCTGTACTTCAACACCACAAGTAACGTTCAGAGAAACTACGATGGAACAGCCTGGGTAAACACCGTTTTAAATAGCCTAGTCAGTGCACAGGCTGCCAACTATACGGTACTAGATACAGATAACATTAGGACTGTTCTAGTTACCTCTGGTGGTACGGATAAAACGATCACCTTGCCTAGCCCTGCTACCAACGTGAATAGAGTTATCACTGTATCGAAGGTAGACACAGGTGCAGGTGACGCAATTGTAGCTGGTACTGGCCCTGAACTAAACTACACAATGAGTATGCAGAATGAATCTGTGACGTTCCAAACGGATGGAACTAACTGGATAGTTCTATCTAAACACGTTCCATCTGTAGCGGTTAGGTATAGTAGTAGCGCATCACAATCAATACCGAATGTTACATATGAGGTATTCAACTTTGACACAAAGGAATATGATACAGCAAACAACGGAACAGACCTGGTAACTCCAGGTGTATCATGGATATTTACTGCGCCTAAAGATGGGTATTATTCTG